CTGCATCGATCTTGCCGGTGTGCATGGCTGGGAAGTGCCGTTGACGCCGCCATCGGACAAGTACCCGGACGGCCAGCCGTCGATCACAATGGACTGGCTCGATGAGCGAGAAGGCACCGACGACCTGCTTGACGAATACCTGCACCGTCAGAGGCTACAAAAGCTCGTAACGACCGAGATGCCCCGGCTCAACCGCGAGGACGGCTCGCCCGCAGAGGTCGTCCACCCGATGTTTGATGCCTTGAAAGAGACAGGCCGCACGTCCTCCTACGCCTCGAAGGGTTGGCCGTCACTCAACGGGCAGAACGTAGACCCCCGCGCTCGGCCCTGCCTCGTTCCCCGCGAAGGATTCGTGTTCGTCTCGATCGACTACAACCAGATGGAACTCGGCACGACGGCTCAGACATGCTTCGACCTGTTCGGCTACTCCGTGATGGCAGACAAGATCAACGCAGGGCAAGACCTGCACGCTTATCTCGGCGCGCAAATGGCAGCGTCCTTTGACGATGCGTTCATGGCAACCCTCGACGACGCGGGGGTAGAGCACGACGACGAGGGGCAAGTCTACAAACTCTTCTTGGCGTGCAAGGACCACTCCGACAAAGACATCGCGGACTTCTTCGATGAGTACCGAACCTTCGCTAAGCCAACAGACCTCGGCTTTCCCGGCGGACTCGGGCCGGATACTTTCGTCGCCTACGCCAAGAAGACTTACGGCATCGAGATCACCGTGGAGCAGGCTACAGAGTTCCGCGAGGTTTGGAGAAAGACCTTCCCCGAGATGGTCGAGTACCACAAATGGATCAACAAGGAGTGCCTCGACCCCTTCAACTCTCACGGCGACGACCGACGCTACAGCTATACCTCCCCAATGGGCATGTACCGAGCGGGTTGCTTCTTCTGCGCCGCAGCAAACGGCAAGGCGTTGCAGACACCCTCCGCCGAGGGCGCTCTCGCTGGCCTCGTCAACATCGTGCAGTCGTGCTATGACAAGACGCACGAACTCGCCGAGCTACTCAACGGGCATGTCTTCCCTGTCAATTTCGTGCATGACGAAAACATTTTCGAGATACGGGAAGACGACCTATTGACCCGTAGGATTGACAAGCTAAAGGAATCCATGGTAGACTGGATGCAGACCGTAACGCCTGACGTTAAAGCCGGAGCGGAAGCAGCCGTCATGCGACGGTGGCACAAGAAGGCTAAGCCTGTCTTTGACGAGAACAATAATTACATCCCTTGGGAACCCAAACAATGACGCTCTCTGTAAAACTTAAAAACTCCGCCAACGTCAAGACAAAGAGACAGCCTATCCGTGTCTCGAAGTACGAGAACATCTTGCGATCACTAGCGAAGCTACAGCCAGGCAAGTCGATGATTGTCAGCCCGCCCAAGGGATCGACCGCTCGGCAGCTAAGCCAGCGGCTCCACGCGATCATCAACAGCCGCGTAATCCAAGGCAGACTTTCGCTGCCTGCGGGCTACCGCGTGTCGCAAAACCCGACCGAAGACGGCGACTTGGCGATCAGTTTGGTGGAGGAGTAGGACATGATTACCCTCAAGAAAAAAGCCGAACAAGCCGACCTCGTTGTCCGCGTCTCTTCGTTTGAGCAAGAGCAATACCTTGAAGATGGCTGGCATCCTTGCCCGAAGAAGGTTTGGCGTCGCTCTGCGCCCGCGATGAAGAAGGACGGCAGCGGCCCGAGTACCCGCGTGCGGATCGATCCGGTGCGTGCTCGGAGAGAGCGGCGATGACCTCCCCCCGCTACCACATAGGCATCGACCCCGATCTCCAAACGCCAGCGCTGGCTGTCGTGCAAGGCGGGCGAGTCGTTCTGGTTGCCTGTAGGAAGACCAGCAAGAGCAAGCAGCAAGCCGCTGTAGAGGAGCTTGCCCGCGAAGGGATGCTGCTGATGGACTCCGTGGCCGACGAGCTTGCACACACGGGCCTGTGCCACCGGGACGCCGCCAGCATTACAGTCGAGGCGCAAGAGATCTACCGAGGTAAGACCAAGAACCCCCAGAGCATTGCGCTGCTCGCTGCTGCGGCTGGCGTGTCACTCGCCCAGGCGTGCCTCCGCTGGCCCAACGCCTCGCCGGAGTTCGTGCTACCGAAGGTATGGAAGAAAGGTACGCCCAAGCGCATCCACCAAGCCCGTGTGCTATCCCGACTAGGAATCGAGTACGAAGCCAAGGGCACTCAGAGCGGCGGCTACTGCGTGCCTCGCTGGGACGGCAACGCCCCGCTGGGGAGTGATAGGGTCAACATAGGCGACTGGAAGCACATCAACGACGCGATCGGGTTGGCTTGCTACGGAGCGACTAAAGACTAGCCACCGCCGCCTTGCCTTCTTCAACACCGATGAACGAAGCCATCTCTTTGCGGATCTGTTCGCGTGCGATCAGGTGAGCTTCTTGCAGGAGGCCGTGCATCCCCTGACCCGGCTCGTTGCCGAAGAAGGGGTTGGCCGCGACAGGGCCGACTTTCTTGGCGATAATTAGCTTGCCTGCTTTTTTGTCCTGCCTGAATCGTTCTCGCGTGAGACGAGTAAACCGGCCCCTGTCAGCGTACCGAGCAGGGGTGTGGCCTCCTTGGAGTCGGGGATCGTCCGCAGGGTTCTTGTACCAGATGAGTATCTTCGTCGGCCTCTGCTCATTGTCTACTGAAAACCCCTTGCGGCCCGTGTGGACGATCCTTGCCCAATAGTGAGGGATCGTCAACCTACCTCGGGACTCGGGAGATATCGCCGACCCTCCTTGCTCGGGAACGAAGCTACACGCCTGCTTCAAAGTCTTAGACGGGATAGCAACCCTCGCTTTGCGGAGAGCAGCGCGACCTACGCGAGTCATGACTCGTTGGCTGAGTTCGCTCACTCACGTACCCCTTCATCAAGGTCTCGGCCCTCGGACGCAGCGGACACCGCAGGCGTTCGCATCCGGCTCATCGTGTCCATCTTGTTCAGGTCGAACTCATCAAGGATCGACGAGAACGCGAAGTCCTCCATCGACAAACCTCGGATGCCGTCGCCTGTGTCACCCAAGGTCACGCCAAGGGTTTCTTGGAAGATCGTTTGGGCCGAATCAATGACGAGCTTCTGGAACGCCATCAACGCATTAGGCAACTCATTGGTCGCGCCGAGCTTGCCTGGAATCTGGATGCCTGCCAGCAGCGGTGGTACTCGGTGAGCCGAGACGATCATCTGCGCGAGCGGATCGCTTGATGCGTTGATCTCGTCTTCGAGCTTGTTGTCCATTGCCAGCTTCTCGATCTGAATCTTAACATCAGGATTCGACAGGTTGATCGCCACCGTCTTGTGGCTGTTGCCCAGGCCCATGTTGGCCTTGAGAGCATTTTCGATTGACTCCCATGTCTCCTCATCGATCTGCTGACCAGTGATGAACAACATGAACTCGGGCACGCCTCGGTTCTGGAAGAAGTCAAACTTGTACTGCAACATGCACTGGATCAATTCGATCGGTTGCACCGCGCTGACCCAATCGGGGATGGAGTAGTGCTTGCTCTGACTCGACGGTTGGCGGAAGCAAATGACCTCGCTGACCCTCCCTGTGCCGTCGCCTAGACGCAAGGCTTGCTTGTTGCGATCAATGAAGGCTACCGAGTCCCCGAAAGAAGCGAATCGCTGCGTGGTCCCGTGGCCTTCGGCATCGATCTCCCAATGGAAGTTCACGCCGTCCGATTCGAGAAACTTCCACACGCGACGGGCAGGCAAGTGGTGGATGCCCGTGACCGGCCCTCCTGCCGATTCGCGGACGATCTCCAGATACCCAACCGACACGTTCCAGAAATCCTCACACGTCGCGTTGAGTTCGGAGATGAACGGCCCGTTGCACATGCCTCGGGTCTTCTTAGATACCTTGCTTTCTTTTTTCTTCCACAGATACGAGCCGTCTTCTTGTGGCACTTTTTCTTTGGCGTCGTGGAAGTTGATGCCTGTCGTCGCGGCGACTTTTGTTTCGATGCAAGTCGAGTGGTAGGGGTTGGCGTTCTTGAACTGCCCTACCGCGTTGAAGTCAAAAGGGTGCTCGATCCGAGTGCCTTTTTGCTCTGGTTGGCTGCTAGGCACAGCACTGTTGCCCGACCCTTTGGCGAACGACTCCCGCAGAGTCTTTGCACTGTTGTTTGAAAAGAGATCGGGCGTTGCGGGACCGACGATCTTTTTGACCTGCGTTGTTTGCGTTGTTTCTGACATGATAGATGTATCCAAGTTATTGAGATCGCTTGCGTTATTGGTTTTTACAACTCTATAATACCTTCATATGCGACGTATCGTAAGAGCCAAGATCAAGTTCTTGTCGTTGGTCCCGAAAGGTGCCAACCAGTTGCCCGTTATCTACAAGGCAGATGACCCTGACGGCAACAACTTGCACCTGACCTCTTTGGTCAAAGCAGAGAAAGACTTCGACGAAAAAGGCGAACTCCTGTCTGTAGTCTATGCCCCCGAGATGCGAGACTCCCAAGGAGACATCGCTTCGGCAGAGACGATCAAGTCCATGATGTACGACGCGGCCAAAGAAGGCTTCGACCTAGACATCCGGCACAACGAAAAAGCTCTAAGCAAAGAGCAAGCCTTCGTAGCGGAATCCTTCATCGTCCAGAAAGGCGATCCCCGATTTGCCGACTTCAAGGACTACCAAGGCAAAGACGCAGACGTAACCGGAGGCTGGGCCACGGTCGTCAAGATCGAAGACAAAGAACTACGCAAAGCATATCGGGACGGCGAATGGCAAGGCGTCTCGATGGCGGGCAACGCAGAGTTCGTACCGGACACCGACAGCTTTTTGAAGAACCTTGCTGACGCAATCAAACAACAACACTCCCCCGGAGCCAACGACATGAAACCCGAAGAACTAACCAAAGCACTCGCCGACAACAACGCCGCTCTTCTCGAAGGCATCGCCAAGGCACTCAAGCCTGACGCAAAGGCTGACACAGAAGCCAAAAAAGAAGACGCACCGCCAACGGTCACAGGCGAGAAGCCCAAGTTCACCGGCGACTTTGGCAAGGCCGATGACGTTGCGAAGTACCAGAAGCAACTCGCTTCTTGGAAGGCCGCTCAAGAAGTCGATTGGGACGACGCCGAATCGGTCGCCAAGTACCACACCGAACTTGCCAAGCAAGCAGAGGACGCCAAAGCTGCCGACCCAACCGACGCCGAAGCGAATATCGAAAAGGAAGACACCGACCAAGTGAAGCTGCTCAAGAAGCAACTCGCTAAGGCGCAGCGACAATCCAACGCGGGCGAAGAGCCTGTCAACAAACAGGCCGCTGCTTCCTACGGCAACCTGACCAAAGAAGATGTCGAGTTGTTCCAAGCAGGCAGCAAAGCAGGCCAGCAAGACAACAAGAACAAGGGCTACGCGGCCTAATCCTTCGGGCTCGGCCCGGCTCCAACGCAACGAACCTAATCAAATCAAACAAAGGAACCAGACATGGCCCTCAATCCAAACGAACTTTTCTCTTCCTCGACCGTCAGCCCCTTGCTGCGTGTCGAAGCCAAGACCATCCAGCCTAAGACCTTTGCGTCCGGCTCGGGTACGCTGGGCCAGTTGACCCCTGTTGTGTTCAACACCTCGACTAACTTCTGGCAAGTGTGGTCCGATGCCGTCGCCGAAGTCTCCACGATCACGGCCAACGCTACGCCCAACACGGGCGGAGACTTCACGCTGACCGTCAACGGACAAGAGACCGCAGCCATCGCCTTTGATGCGACCGCTGCTGTCATCCAAACCGCTCTTGAGGCGTTGTCCAACGTCGAGTCCGGCGATGTCACCGCCGTCGCTACCACGGGTACAGACCTCGGCGATGCCAATGCTGTTGTTACCTTGACATGGGGCGGCAACCTCACAGGCACGAACCCGACGATCGCCATCGACGACTCTAGCCTGACCGGAGGCAGTGGCGATCACGCCCTTGCCGAAGCAACCGCAGGAGTTGCCGCAGCCGATGTCAACACCATCAAGGGCTTCGTATGGCCCGACGCCGTGGTCCTCGACTCCGATGAAGAGGTCATCGGCAACGTCCTGCTCGAAGGCAAGCTGCACTATGACGACATCGCTCTGCCCGCAGGCGAAATCGCTGCAAACCTCAAAGGGGCACTCCGCGACGGTCCCCGTGCCCTCGGCCTCATCATCCAAGGACTTGACCAAGTTCGCTAATCCTGCCGTCATCTGACCGCAACCCCAACAAACTAAGGACTCCAAAATGGCAACTATCAACGAAACCAAGTGGGCATCTATGACTGGCACGGTCATGGCAATGAAGACCGCTAACCAATTCCTCAAGCGCCTGCTGTTCGGCAACGAACAGCCGGTGACCACCGAGACGATCGAAATCTCGGTCATCGAAAAGGACCGCGAGATCGCACCGTTCGTTCGCAAGAACGGCGAGGCGCTCATGGTCCCTGGCGTTGGCA